GGTCTCCATGACATAATCGTTTTTCGGGCTTTTCAGCCGATATCCGCATATAGCGAGCATGGCGGCGATTTCCGTGTCTTTCGTATAGACGAAGTGCTGGCCATTAAGGCGCATGGCATCTAATTGCGCCTGCTCAAAAGCAAACGCGGCGAGAGGGGACGAGTTCGTGGTATCGGTCATAACGGCAATGCGCCCTTACTGTAAAAAAACAGCAAGGGCGCGTCAATTTTCAAAGCGTGAAAATTCGCTTACAGTTTTAATTCGATGCGGCAATGTTCGGATAGAGCACCGCCGTGATGGATGACTTGATGTGGTCCTCATTTGACAGGGACACCTGGCACTGGTCAATGAGCAAGGCCCCGGACATGGCGGACTGGAACGTGTTTTGCATCGTCATGCGGGTAGCCACGCTTGCGGAAGCGTCACCATAGCCTTCGATGGTGACATCCGCGGATTGGTTGTAATAAGTAACAGTGCGGATTTCCCCTTCATGGTCCCGCACTTCCTTTTTGTCGGATTTTTGCGTAAACGTAACAGTCTGCGTTACCAAGCTCATTTCGTCTTTGGGTACGCCCCAAGTAAGCTCGTCTCCAAATTGTTTGTATTTGCTTTCGGCCATAGCAATGTGAAAAAAGGTTCCTCCGTTTGTGTGAGAGTTTGCTAGGTGCTGTATAGCGGGTCAATAAAAATAAAGCTATACAAGCGTACTGTACCTGGAACCGCGCGGAAGGAACGACTGGGACATGTTGACGACAATCAATGACGCAATGCTGGATTCGTTGGGGCTGGGGTCGTCGGTCAGCTCAATGGAAAACGGCGATTGCAATGTTTTGCAAAGCCGCATGTCGATGAAATTGTCTCCACGGGTCCAGTCCGTCTCCATTGCGTCCATAATCAGGCATTGCCAGTCAAGATGCCCCAGAGCGCAACGGTCGCGGCCCCTGGGGACTTCCGGGCCGAACCAGCCGGAATTAGCGGAGGTCTCCAATTGGAATGTCACGGTGAGCAGGCTGTCCATCGGGGTAAGGCAGGAAGATTCTTCCGTGTCCCGGTTTTTTGCCGCCCGGTACCCGGAACCCGCGTCGGAGGGCCTGCAACCAAGGGCTGGAACCAGCATCCGAAGCACCGGGTAATCTTTTCTTCCTTGCACCCTGGCCATTGCCGGGAAGAGTTCCAGGCGCAGGCCGTAAAGCATGCGCCCCTTATCCGTGTGCCCGGTCAGACGGTTCAGCAAAACGTAAAGCGGCGCCAGGGCCATAGGCAGTTTTGACGTATCAATGGGTTGAGTGCTCATAGAGTTAAAATAGCCTGCAACAGTCCTTGGCAAAACAAAAAAAAGACGGGTTTACACGCGGCCCAAAACCGCCTTCCGGAGATACCGGCGCATTTCAATCCGGAGAAGCTTTCGGGCAAATGGCCGCATGCCTTCCACAATATGTTTTGCCCGGATGCCCTTCACCCGTTTTGTCAATATGTAGTCTTTTCCGTATATGAGTTTCTTTTGCGTGGTGCGCTGTTGTCTGATTCCCCGGCGGTTTCTTCTGGTTGTCGTGATAAATCGACCGTTCCGGAACAGTTCGCGCTTTGATTCCAATGTGCCGCCCTGGGCTGAATAGGCCATAGCGGTTTGACGGTTCAGGGGTATGAACAATTTTTTTCTGACACGCTTCCCGGTGCTGGTGTGCCGGAATCCGCGAGCGCCATGCGGCCTGGTGCCATGTTCCAGATACGACATAACCGGAGACGGGTTTTCCACCACCCATATTCCGGTGGACCACTGCACCGTGCGCCAGTTGCGGCGAAGCTGGCCCGTCCAGCGTTTCGGGGTGCGACGCACCAGCCTTGCCTTGACAATATCCGCGCACTTCTTGGCAACCTCCTTGTCCAGCCGCTGGGGCGACAGGGCTTTTTCCATGCGGGAAAGCGCCCGGCTGAAATTGCCCGAAGCATATCTACAGCGCATCCAGCCCATGAACGTCAAATATATGATGCGGGGGTCCTGGCGTAACGATTCAGAAGCTCCTTGGCCTCTTTAGGAATCCAGGTTTCGAGGACGTTTTGCCGCTCACCATTGATGTCAATGCGCTCGCGATTGTACTCCCCGGAAAAGGCGGCGGCAATCAACACGGCGGCACGCCGTATTCCAGCGGGCAAATCCAAGGGAGGTTCCTGCGCGTTGTTGGAGGATTCCCCGCCGAATGTGCCATAGATGTTGACCGGGTTGACGAGGTTTCTTGGGGCGATAATGCGGGTGGAACCGGAGTACCATTCGACCGTTTGCGGGGTGAGAGCTTCTCCGTGCTGGTCCCCGTCCTCAATGCTCAGCAGTTCCCGGACCGGAAACGGAAGCAATATGGATTTTCCGGCAACACAGGGGGACGGCACGCGGAAAGGGACCGACACCCGGTCAACAGGCTGATAGGTTTTCCGGCAGTACTCGTCGATGTATGCCGTAGCCCGCTCAATGGCTGAAATCAGCTTATCGTTGATGTTGGCATCGTAGTTACGAATTTCCGCCTGCACTTCGCTGAGCGTGCAATAAGGCAATGGAGTGACCATGACTGAAACAGATTATTTGGTTTGCGGGGCCTTGTTTTTCTGCGAGCGGATATGAATCAGCGCCTGCACCATGCAACGCTTGGCGGAAGACGACGCGGCGGCGTAAGATTTTACCATCGTATCCAGAGCCGAACCGGAATGGCCGCTGTCCAGGGCAAGCCTGCGGAAACTGGCGACATTCAAATCATGGGTATTTCCTGTCATTATTTCACCGGCTCCTGTGTCTTGTTTGCGCGTCCTGCCCTCCGAACATTGCGGAGGATTTTTCCGCTTCGCCGCTTTCTTCATTTTCCTCTTCTTCCTGCATTTCCGGTTCCGGCTCTGTTTCCGGTTCGACCGTTTGCGGAGTTTCAGGCGTTGTCCGGTCCACGGTGGACGGCAGGCTTTTCACGGCGGAAACAGTCAATGCCGTCCAGTTGAAATATTTGGCCGCCGCATAAACGGCATCAGCTATGGACAGGGCCGATTTCCGGCTATCCAAAGTCAATTGGATGCCCAGGCTTTCTATGGCGCAGGCAATGTTTTTCAACGTCTGGTGTCCACGGCGTTTCAGCCACTTAAACAAATGGGGGTGGTTCCAGGGGACGGTGCGGAGGTCGTAAGCGGGGGTTCCCAGCGGCTGGACGTTTTCAGGAACGGAATCGCCAAAACTCAATTCAGATACCTGGAAAATCTTAGTTCCGGCAATGGATTCGATTTCGTACTCGTATAAAGATACGACATCCTTTTTTCGTAAGATTCCAAACCGGCCGATATTTTTTGTGGGGCCTAAGTAGGTAGCATTTCTCATGACTGCAACGGTAAAAAAAAATAGCCAAAATACAAGATAAACCTTTTTCCGGCAATTACGGTTTCACACGGTTAATCGTTTGCATCGTTTTCTGGTAAATGCGGTTCGCCACCAGTTCCAGTTCCGGGTCTTTCCGCACCTTGCCCCATATCAAAGTGATGTACTTAGGCGTGGTGTCGAAAGCCTGGGCTACGTCCATTGACGGATATTTCAAAAGCTGCAATGTCCGGATTAGCACTTTTTTCGGCTTTCCGAGCTGGCTTTTCCGGTCAAGCTTTTCCGTCAGCAGGTTGAGTTCTTCCGCGCCGAGGCCGTAAGCGTCGGCAATGAAATTGGCGCAGACCAGCGCCGGGTACTGTTGCGCCCAAAACTTGATTTGCTGTGAATTCATGCGGTGGGTGAGATGGAAAAAATTGAAAATCAAAGAAAAAGCCGGAAAGCATACAATGTATGCCTCCCGGCTAAAATACAAATTACAAGTAATCTATGGGGTCACACAGATTTACAGGATGGGCGCACCGTAGCCGAGAATGACCGTAGGCGCACTGGAAAGCGGCTCCTTAAGTTTGAAGTCCCTGCGGAACGAAGCAATCAGGCTGTTGACCTGGCGCTTCTTGTCCACTTCGGATTCCACGGTAAAGCCCCGTCTGGAACCGAGAATCAGCGACGGCTTGTAGAGCAGAAGCAGGGAATCCTTGATGTTGTTGGTGTTCGTGGCATCCACAACGCCGGAAGTGTTGGTGGCCTTGATGGCTTCCGACACGATAATCGGGATGTTGTAGATGGACGGCACAACGCCGGTAAGGATTCTTGCGACCCCCGGCCCCGTCTTGTCCACGGTCAGCGTCTCATCCAGCCCAAGCATGGTGTTGTAGCCGGAGGCGGACACGACCAGAAGCAGGTCGGAGGGGCGCAGGCCGTATTTGCCCATAGAGGCTTTCATTTTGAGGATGGATGCGGCGGAGATGCCGCCGGTTGCCATGTCAACCTTGCAGGAAGCCTGCGCCAGAGCGAACTTGCGGAGTCCGTCAAACAGCTTGGCGGCATCGTCGGCTGCCGTGATGTCCTTGTCCTGGTGGGTTTCCGCCGTGTCGCCATTGATGATGGCGTTTTCCAGGGATTCCACCGCACCTTTGGCCAAATCATCCATGAGCATGGGAAGCACAGGAATGATGGAATCTTCGGCCGCTTCATAGGAAAAATCGGTGATGCCGATAAGTTTCGCCGTTTTCAGCGTAACGTCGGACAGGCCGATTTTATCCGCAGTCGTAGTAGCCGGGGCTTCGGAGCCTTTGCGGTACTTGATGCGGGTGGTGGCAATAGGCAGCGTGTACGGGTCGGTCGGCATCGGGATTTCCTGGGAAATCAGTGCGGCGGCCAACTGGGACTCAAGATACAGCCTGTAAAGCAGGGTGCTGGACAGGTCGGATGGGAAGATGTGCCCGTCGCCGGTGGTGAATACATCCTTCCGGCCCATCCTCAGCGACTGAACGAACTTGGCCCCGGCCTGTTCGGCGGACTTCCGGATGGATTCAGGGATGCCGTCATTGATATCCGTGGGGATGTTTTTCGCGTCGATAACCTTGCCGGTCATCTTGCAGATATTCAGAAGCTGGTATTCCGCCACGGACAGGTTGCCCTTGTGGCCGGAAAGCGGCACGTTGATGTCTTCATCAACGGGGTAAAAGTTCTTGGACTGGTTGCGCAGGTTAGCGTTCACAACTTCTTCCACTAGTTTCTTGATTTGGTCCTCGCCCGGTACGGTGGGCAGCTTGCTTTGCAAGCTCTCAATGATAGCTTCTGCGCTGAGGGCGGAAGCCACCGCGGATTTCAGGTCTTCGGGGGCAATCCCCTTCCCGGTGTCCGGAATGTTCAGGCTTTTCGTGATTTCCTCGGCCAGCTTGGACACGTCCATATTCCCGGAGTAGTGTTTCAGGCCCTCGGTTACGGCGTCGGAAATGTGCTTTTTCAGCTCGTCGCCGGTCAGGGGTCGGTCTTCGGTCGGGCCATACTGTGCCATAAAGGCGTCGTCAATAGATAACCCGTCCACTTCGGCCATAGTGGTCAGTGCGGCAAGTTCCTTCTGTTCCTGTTCGGTGAGGGCTGCGGCATCCTTAATATGGAGAGCGGCAAGGCGCTTTTTCTGTTCTTCGGTCAACATTGTTTTTTGTAGCGGTTAGACTGTTAAGCGAAAATGCTGCAATCATTCCTCACAGACAGCCGCCGTACTTTCGCGGATTTCTGGACGCGCTGCATGTAAAAAATACGCATGTGCTTAACGTTTGACTAACAAAGGGGCAGTAGGGCGTCAATAAAATTTGCAATCATTGCAAATTTTTAGTCCACCTCTACTTTGATAATTTCCATGCGCTGTTTGTCCTGTTCGGCCTGCGTAGCGATTGCCAGCGGGCATGATTTCTGCATCTGCGTTGGCGGTTTGGCGCAGGGTGCAGGCTCCATTACTTTTGGGGCGGCAGCAGCATCCGGCGTGCTATCCAGAATATGGTGCAGGACAGTTTTCACCGGGGGCACGTCTTCCGGAAATCCGAAAAAGGCGTATAAATCCTGCAAGGCATCCGACACGGCAGCAAGTTTCTTCTGGAACTCCAACCGTTCGGCGGCGGAAAGGTCATCAATGCGGGGGTAGTTCCCCTTGGAGTCGGAAAACCGGAACACCTGCGCCCCACGGCGCAAACTTCTGGTGGCGGTTTCCAGGGCATCATGCATGGAATCAATGGCACGTATGAATGCCTGCGGGTCTTTTCTGGTCTGAGTTCTATCAATCATTGCCCCGCCATAGTATCGGCGCGGGCAATCCCAGTAAAGGAAAACCCGCCTCCCGGACCGGCAGAGCGGAGCAGGAAGCGGGTACATCCCGTCAATATTCCTATGTACGAAGCGGAAAATGCTCAAAGGATTGCGGGGCGCCTCCCGGCGTTCCGGTCCCTTGCGTTTCCCTTGTTTATCCTCACATTCCGGCTGACAATCCGGAGCAAGAAAGCTGATTATGAAAAAAATCTCCTGAAATCAAATGCCTTGGTAACTGTGTCAATGTCCAGCGAGCGCACGGCAAAGGTCGCGTCCGGATTGCACGGCACGACAACCACGGACGTTTCATACAGGTAAATCTTTTCGATGGTGGAGCTGTCGTCCTGATAAAGAAAGAGGCCGCCAATGGACAGGGTAGTCAAAATGCCCTCGGCAATCTTAAACCGGACATCCCGCACGTCGTCAGCGTTGGAAAGCTGTCCTACCATGCGAAGGCCCTTGGCGTCCGTCTCCACAGAGGTCCACTTGCCTATCGTGTGGTCGGTGTCCATCCAGTGGTCCCGGAGCATCACCGGATTGCGCCTGAAATCGTCCAGCGTCTCATCAAACGCGGAAGGAAGAATCTTATCCCCGGCGCGGTCGGCTTTGGTAAAGTTTTCAAACGTGGAGCCGTAGCCTTCAATGGTGACGTTAAGGTAGTCTTTAACCCGTTCCATGCCCTCGTCCTTTTCCGTGATGGCGATGACCTTTTTGAAAAACGATGACTGCTCCCATGCCTTGGCAGTACCGGAATGCACGGGAAGGTCAACCGTTCCCAGAAGGTCCGCAGGAAGGGTGACGGTAGCATCCGAGAGCATAAGCTCTTTTTTCCCGCAGGGGGCGGCCAGTTGCACCGAAGCCGTGCCGCCGTGAACCGAGGCCACTTTTCCCGCCAACGTTTTGCCTTCCGGGGTTTTCCAGAAGACGATTTTTCCGGTTAGCGGGTCAACCGTTTTTTTTACTATGGGCGCCAGGCGGGCAGGAACTTTTTTCACAACACGAACAAACGGCATACCGGAATATTGCAAGGCAGGGATATGAAGGTCAACAAGAAAAAAGCAACCTGTCAGGGGATTTTACACGCCACTCCCCCGACAGGCTGCCATCTCTCTCATGATTTCAACTGGGCTTTATCCTGTGCGTCTGTCAGGACGGCCCTTACTGTACTACGACCGTTTCCGACATGTCAAGCCCGGCTTTGATGCTGTCCAGCACCAGCTTTTCTGCAGCAAGCAGCTTGTCCGGGTCCTTGGCGGAACCCGCCAGGTCGATAATCATGTCCATGATTTCCCCGGTGATTTTATCGGCCAGTTTAGCGGAAAACACCTTATCCAGAGCGGAGTAAATGCCGGATTTCAGCGTAGCGGAATCGGTGTTCCCGGAATCAATGCATTCGCTCAGCACGGCCGCCACGGTCTTGTACGCAACTTCCCGCTGCGGGGGATTCGGGTCATTCCGCACCCTGGACGACACGGTAATGGAAATGACGGCCTCTTTCGCCTGCCGCTGGGCTGTCACATCCCACACCTGGGAACAGGATGAAATGGCCAGAGCGCCAATTACGGCGACTGCCGTCGTACTGCAAATAGTAGTAACAGACATGGTTTCGGGATAGCACAACGCGGGGTTAAGTCAATAAAATTGCGGGCCTGACGGCATCCAGCCAATCAAGCCCGCAACCTCGCAATAACCAATATAAAAAGCCGTCAGTCTTCGTCGTCCATGCTTTCGCGTTTGATTTTGTCGGCAATGGACGCAAGATGCTTTTTGAAGGCTTCCTTGGTCATTCCGAGCGCCGACGCATGCTTTCTGAACCCGTCAGCCATGACCAGACGGCCCATCACTTTAAGTTCTTCGTCGCACACGTCGTCCGAGCATGCTTCCCGGAAGCGTTTTTCGATGACCTGCGGACCGTGGCCCTTGTAGGCTAGCTCCTGTAGTTCATCGACGAGCAGGAACAGCCGCCCCATAGGGTTTTTATCCCAGGCATGGCAGCGGTGTTCGTCTTCCGCCTCTTCATTGTCCGCAGAAAACGGGTCATGGGTATGTTCCTCCTTATCTGCTTCCTCGCGGTGGTGCTTGCTGCGTATCGCGTCCGATTCCAGGAAGCCGTGCTTGCGGAGAAGTTTCTTGCACGCCTTTAGTATGGCGGTTTCCACTTCCGGAGTCGGTTCTTCGAGCATTCGGACCATCGTTTCTTGGATATGCCGCTCAATATGAGCCTGCACCTCCGCCTGAGTAGGCATGGCGGAACCCATGCCCGGCATGCCTGGAAACATGGGAGGCATTCCCATACCTCCTGCGGCGGGATTTGCGCCCGGCATTCCGGGCATCATATTTCCGAACATTATCGTCAATTCTCCTTTCTGGCTTGATGTTTAGGGGCGGTAACGCCCCAGGATTCAAAAAGGCCCCCGCCCGGTAAAAGGCGGGAAGCCTGAATTGACGATTAGGCAGTCGCCGTGGAGCTGGTGGTCTTCGTCGTGTTGTTGATAATCTGCTGCAACAGGGGCAGCAGAGTAGCCGTCTGGGCCTGCTGGGCGGCAAACAGTTCCGTAGTTTGGCGCTGTTGGCTGTTTTCGGCAACAATACCGCGAAGCCGGGAGATTTCGGCATCCTTCACCTGGTCAACCAGCAGCTGCCTGGTCATAGCGCCTTCCGCCTGCACGGCTCTGGTGTTCGCTTCAATCAGGCTGTTCGTGTTGCAGAACTGCTGCTGAATGGTGAATCCGAGGTTGGAAATGCCGTTGGCAATCTGCGTCCCGGTCTGCTGGATGTTCTGGTTGACGCCGCACAATCCCTGGTTGAGCTGAATCGTCTGATTCAGGAGGCCCTTTTCTACGCCGCAGCCAACATCGCCGATAGCGGTCTTGAGTTCGCAGCAGCACTGCTGCATCTGGTTGGCGAACTGGCAGCCCTGCATGGCAAGGTTGTGCTCAATGTTGCAGAGAGCGCCGAGAACGGCGGTCTTGGCGTCGCAGATATTGGAGTTGACGGAACCAAAGCCGGAACACAGGTTCTGGTTGACGGACGTGAAGCCGCCGTCGATTTTAATCTGATTGGCGCGTGCGGTATCGGCGAGCTGGTCAACGGCCCGCATGATGTTCGCATCGCCGCATTCGATTCCCTGGCGGATAGCGGCCACCTGCGCCCTGATGTCATCGACCTGGGACGCGGTAATTGCTTGAGTTTCCACGGCCCCCGTTCCGTTCCTGTTGCCCCACAGGCCATTGCCGCCGAACATGGAAAATGCCCACATCCAGACGAGGTACACAAACGGATTGTTCCAGTTTCCGTAGTTGTCATTGCTGCGCCCGGAGTCAACGGAGGACACGGGCATGGTAAACATAGGGCTAGTGCCGTACATTTTTGTGCTGTCTTTCTATTTGGTTTTTGTCCTGCTGATGGTGATGCTCCTGAAAACCACAGGAAGTTTTCAGGGTTCCCGGCCCTCGCGGGAGGGAACTATCTGCCCATAGGGCAAACGCCAAAAGACGGAAACAAGGAACAAGTCTATATAATCATTTTCAGTCCATACAAACGAATTTGCAATGATTGCAAATTTGCCGGGCTTTCGGCTAATCGGGTATGAACATCAGTCGATTGTGCCCGTAGTATTTTTCTGAATCTTCCCCAGCGCCGCACCACCGGGAAGGGCAGGCAATCTGTGCCGAAGGGTTAAGATACCCTGCCCACCAGCTAAAGGTTGATGCAGATATGACCAGAGAGCGGCAGCCCATCATCAACCGGAACGCAGTCAAGGGCGGCACGTCCAGTATGAGAAATTCGGGAAGGATTTTCCCCGCGTATTTTTTGTCGTTTGTAAGCAATACTATTTTGTCCCGGTGCTTCCGCATATCGGGCACAGCATCAATGGCTTTAAGATACCAGTCCCGGTTTTTGACGTAGGGCCTGTGCGGCTCGCTGGTAAAAAAATCGCCGCCCCGGACATGGACAATGCGGAAATCGTTGTCAATGCCATCAAACGTCAGTAACTGGCGGGCATCCAGATTACGCAGATAGGCTACGTCCTGCAACTGCCCGTCAATGATGGAGTTTGTGCCGCGGGGAATGGGAACCCCTCTTTTAACGTAAACCGTTTGCGGGGCGAGGGCGCTTGTCTCCCGGTTGAACGGAAAACAGGGCACATGCAGAAATGCATGGAAGCCGATTCCTTTCAGCGGCACGGCATAGGAGGTTATCGCGGCAAAGTTCCCCCTTCCAAAAAAAAACGTCGCCACGGCAATCTGCCATATCTGGTTGCCGAATTGATTGTTGAGCCAGACAAAGTTCATCGGTTTAGAAGGGCCAGATAGCGGGTGTATAATTCCTGCGGCAGTTGCGGGGCCATGAGCGCCACGGATTCCGGGGACGCATAAAGCCACAACGCCTCATCTTCCGGGCATCCGGAACGTATGGCCTGTTCTACTCCGGCAAAGTCGGCGCGGAAATTCCCCCATACGCTGGAAAGAAACTCCGCATGAAGCATGGCATCCTGCTGATGCCCGTCAACAAGGGAGTACAGCTCCCGCCCCTTGGTAATTGTAGGATTGTGGCTGATGTACGATACCAGCCGCGCGTACTGTTCCGGGTTGTTCAAATCCAGCTGGGCATCGTAGAAGGTTCCGGTCAGCACATGATAGCCCAGTTTCCGTTCTTGGCCTCCGGGAGTACGCACTTTGACCTGTTCGGACGCAATGGCCCAAAGGTCTTTGGAATCCATCGGGTCTTTGTTTACAATCCGTTCCAGCCGGACTACCGACGCATCGAACGCTTCCCGGTCTGACGGGTTGGCCGGAACAAGGTCTTTGGTGATTATCCGGTTCCAGTTCCGTTTCAGCTGCCTTGTCAGCATTTCCGCGCCGCTGTCAGTCAGGTAAAATCCGTATCTGGCCCACGCATAGGCTCCAACGTCAATGTTGGCCGCCAGTGTGATATATTCGGCCCCGATAGCGTCGTAAAAGTTAATCTGGTTTTGCAGCAGTTTTCTCGCGTACCCGTTCCCCTGATATTGCGCCCACAATTCAAAGCTGTTGTGGTGGATGTACAATTTGCCCTGTTCATCCACGCATATGGTGCGCCGGTACAAAAATGACTGCTTTCCGCCTACGCTTCCAATGCAGTCAAAGGTTCGCCCGGCGCGGATGACCAGTTCGGTGGTGTCCGCCAGATTGATGGGGATGTCCTGCAACAAGAGGGATTCCATAGCATCCGGGAGAACTCCGACCGTTCGGAAAAAGTTGTAAATGTCCTCATCATTCGCGTTAAACCTTGTCGCGGAACTGGCGTGATTGCGAATCACCCTGACGGCATTGCGCACTTCTTC